CTCTAAAACCATCATCATTGCATACCTAGCAGCATCAATAGCATGATCTCCTGTCATAGGATTTGGCTTCTGTAAACTATTGCCTTGTTTGTCTTTCATCCATATATAACCCTCTAATTCTTTTTTTAGATTTTTGCTTCTGTGTGTTACAAATACTTCATTCTGATTAATTAGATTAATGCCATATACAATAGAATCTCTGCCTTTGGTTACAGGAAATATATCTACTCCACTTAATCTTATTTCTGCTATTGATTTAGGTTCTGCTGAATCTGCATAGATGTAACCTTCTATATGATTGTTTTTGATAAAGCTAGATATATCTCTATTTAACATTCCTGTTTTGTATAGTACTTCATCAAATATGTAGCTATCATTGTATTTGTATAGTGCTACTATAGATGTGCTGTCTACACTATAACCAAAGTCCATCCCATGACCAAGCAGCCTTGCTTCTTCTGGTATCATGTCAATCTCTTTCCAGTCTGGTATACATGCACCTTCTAAAGTTCCTATCTCTCCATCTAAATACACTCTACACCAATTCTTCCAATAGCTAGAAGTCTTTGCTTTTACTCTAGCTTTCTCTAATTCTTTAACTATTGATTCTGGTAATGATTCATTGTCTTTGTAAGTAAGTGTGATGAAATCTGTATCTGGTTGTCCTACTAATTCTTTATCTACCCAGAATAAAGATGTTGGATTGTAATCTAGCCAAATGTTTTCTGATGTTCTTATTGCTAATTCTTGATAACTGCTAAATGGTACATTATTACACTCATTGATATAAAGGTCTGTTCTTCTTGCTCCTCTTAGTTTGTCTGGTTGGTCAGTAGAAAAAAACTCTATATATGATCCTGATACAAATTCGTATTTTAAAGTACTTCTATTGAATTGTTTTTCCTTGTACCTATTTAACCCTTTCATAATACCTAAGAAGTCTTTTAAAGCACCTCTACGTAAATGTGGGATAGATTCACTAACTATGCTTATTTCTTTGTTTTCGTGTCTTATCGCATAGTCAATTAGAATACATAGAATTGCTATTGTCTTACCAGCACTTGATCCACCCCTTACAATCTTAGTTCTTTGATTAAGTTTTCTTAACCTTTTTACTGCTGTTGTTCTTTTAGGCTTCATCAATCAATAAACAGTGGTAATTCTTTATTTACTGTTATATCTTTTGTTTCTTTTGGTTTTCCGTAGTAGTAGCTCATGTATAATTGCACATATTGATACTGTCCATTTTCTAAACCTTTCTTAAGTGCATCCATTGCTAAATCATGTAAAGGAGTTAGTTTTTCTATTAACTCTAATTCATCAGCTTTTGGCTTTCTACCAGCTCCATTTCTTTTACCACCTCTGTTTTCTGTTTTCATATTTTGAAAAACTTTGATTAATCAAATTGTTATTCTTAATTGTTGGGTGTGTTGTTTTAATCTTTTCATAGCAGCATTATAGTATTCAGTATCTAATTCACAGGCTGTCAAATCATATCCTAAATTGTGGCAAGCAATAGCTATTGAGCCACTGCCCAAATGTGTATCTAATATTTTGTCACCTTCTTTAGCATAGTTCATTAATAGCCATTCATATAGTTTAATTGGTTTTTGTGTTGGGTGTATTTTTGCTTTATTTTTGTATGTACTATATTTATAAAGTTTTGCTACCTTTTTAAAAGAGTGCCAAGCAAATTCACAATCACTAAAACTCATACCCTCTGGGCTTCCTTTATCCCAAATACAGAAGCCATAACAAACACCTAATTCAAAATAATTACCCCCCCAAATTATTTGATTTTTAGATACTCTTTTTAATTCTTTAAAATATTCTTTGGGCGGGGTTTTAATATCCCAATCTTTTGCTTTAAATCCCCTCCTTTTTTTATTGCAATGTTTTGGTTTGTTTCCTGCTCCCATATTCATATTAGCTAAATCAATCCCATAAGGAGGATCAACAATAGCAAGGTCAAAGTAATTATCTTCATACCTTGCCATTAGCTCCATATTATCTTCATTAGTAATATTCATTCAAATATTATTTCTTCGTTTGGAAGTGGTACTTCTATATTAAACCACTCCTTTAGAAAGTTTCTACATTGTGTATGAAATACTTCCTGTTTAGTGGTTGTATTTTCTGTAGATGAAATAGGTACTTTAATTACTTCACTTGTTTCTGGATTTACTTTTTCTTCATACAGAAACATTGATTTATATAGACTGTGTGTTTTGTCTATATCCCATACTTCACCCCATTCGTTTTCTATTGCTTGTATAGTCATAGGAATAACAACTCCAAAGTAGTAAGCGTTTTGCTGGTTGCTTCTATGGTTTGTTTTTCTTCTCACTATTAGTTCTATTTCTTTTCCTTCAAAGTTTTGTATAGCTTGTTTTACTTTAGCTCTGTTTCTAATGAGTTTACCATTCAATACTTTTGATATGACTTTAATCTGTTTCAAGCTCCACAGCTAATACAATCTTCATCATCTATATCACAGGTTCTTTCTGGTGTTTTCATTTCTTCCATTGCTGAACTGTATGCTTCTCTGATCTTAGCACCTAAATCAGCATCATTGGGAGTTATAGCGCATAAGAATGATATTTGATTAAGTAGATTGTTTTCCATTTTGTTTATTGTCTTTAAATATTTTACTTAGTTCTTGTTCGTGTTTAGTTAGGTATTCTAATAGTTTAGCTTTAGGTTGTTCTCTAACTTTCTGATTCATAAGCTTTATATAATTTGTTTAAAGTGTTGTATAATTCTCTTACGCATGAGCTACAAGAAGAAGTTTGTTTTTTTGCTTGGAATACTCTGTTGTAAATCTCTAGCATCTTGTGTTGTTCATCTCTGCTTATCACAGACCTGTGTTCTGACATGTAACTATCTAGCCAATTGTATTCTTCTTCATTCAAGCATTTCTTATTAGTTGAATAAGGAAAAAGCTTATTAAGTTTTTCTTTACGCTGTTCACATCCACAATCTTCTCCAGCTATCCATTTAACAGCTTTAGCAATTCCTGTTTTTTCAAATATCTTCTCTACTGTATCACCAAGACCTTTTGATTTATTTTCCATTAATCTTTTTTTTTATTTCTTCTTTACATTCTTTGACAGTTTTAAATACTGTCTTATAACTTATCTTCGTAGCTTTAGAAAGTTTCCTAATTGATCTAAACTCTTTGCTATATAGCTTGAAAAGCTTCTTATGAAACCATTGAAAGTTTTCAATAACTCCATCAACTTTTTCATAAAAGGCTGCTGCACTTTCTTCTTCTTCATCTGTTATATCTGTTTTAATTGGACTACTTGGTTTGTCAGACCGCATCATGTCTGCTATCTCGTTCCTAATTTTAGTGTACATGATAGCATAGTTGGGATGGTCGTCTATTATTACATTCGTAAAAGAGAGCTTATTGATTCTTAATTCTTGATAAATTTTTAAATATATTTCTTGAACTATATCTTCTGCTGTCATTGGATAAAAGGCTGGCATTAATCTTTCAGCCATAATAACCCATGCAGTGTGATACCTATATAACTTATCTAAAACTTCTTCATCACTCATTTAACCAATATTAAAGTTGTTGTATCAGGGTGTTCTCCTTCTATTTTTCCAGCATAGAGAAGTGATTCTGTCAGCTTCCATTTTAATCTCCAAAGATCTGTTTCAAATCCCTTAACTTCTATTAGTTCAGTGGTGTTGTCAAAGTTGGTTACTTTAAAATCTATGTAGTAATTGCAAATAAGTTTACCCTCTACATAGAGTTGTAGTCTGTGTTGTGGTTTGATGTGTTTAATTTCTCCAGCTAGTTTTCTTAGTTCTAACTGTGCTGCATAAGCAGCTTCTTTTTTAGAATGATAGGTTCTGCCATTAAACTTTTGCTTAATAGCCTTGTATTTGTTTCCCCTATTTTGGTATTGTTTTGAGTATGCCATCACTTTATATGTGATGACCAAGCATTGCTAATGTATCATAACATTATCAACAATCGTGTTAATATCTGTTTTTTGTTTTCAACACACAGTCTTTAATTTTTTAGCTACTGCTTCAACTACATCTACAGTAACCGCATTACCGCACATTTTATAACGCTGTGTGTCGCTTATTTCTCCATCATCTCCATATTTAGACCAGTTGTCTGGAAAGCCCTGTAGTCTTTCACATTCTATTGGTGTTAATCTTCTTACTTTATTTACAATAGGCATACCATATATATCTTGCCTTGCTCTTGCATTTAATGTCGGTGAATCTCCATCTTTTCTTTCTCTATAACCTTCATCATATCTATAGTCACCTATTACAGCTTGATTGCATGCGGTATCTAAAGTTTGTGCAACACCTTTTCCAACTCTACCCCTTCTAGTTTCTGAATTAGGGTTAGAGTAATTTATACTATCACCAGGTTTAGCAGTTTCAAAACCTTTATTAGTTGCTGATTTTACTTTAATTTGCGCATCGAATTTACGTTCAATAAGGTAACTTCCGTTTGATTCTGAAGCCCTATATCTTGCTGTGATACAATTGGTGTTTGCTTGTTGTCTTTGTAGCTCATTAATCTGTTTACCACCTTTTCTGATAGGAAATACTTGTTTTCCACTTCCTTCTCCAATATATCCGACAAGGTAGATTCTCTCTCTATTTTGGGGTAGAAACCACTTTGTATTGAGCAATTGCCATTCAAGTCTATAACCCCCAATGTTGGCAAAGGTTTGGATAATTGCCCAAAAGTCTTGGCTATTGTTTGAGGAGAAAGTTCCTTTAACATTTTCCCAGATAAAAAAACGTGGTCTACACTCATTGATGAGTCGTATTGCTTCGGTAATAAGGGAGCTTCTATTTCCTTCCATCCCTTTACGTTTTCCAGCAAGGCTAAAATCCTGGCATGGGCTTCCAAAAGTGATGATGTCCACTTTGGATAAATCTTGTCCTCGAACATCTTTAACTGATCCGACATATTCTGAATTTTTAAAATTATAATTATATACTTGTTTTGCATACTTATCAATCTCTGAATAGTATGTTTTTTCTATGTTAAATACTTTTTTTAACCCTAGTGAAAATCCCCCCATTCCACTAAATAAATCTAGGTGTGTCATTGCTTAATAGTTTCCCAAAGCTTAAATAAACACATCCCAAATACTATGGCTAGTAGATGGGATGCGATATAACAAACATAAATTGTGATCATCAAAATGGTAAGTCAGCTTGTTCTTCTCCAACAGGAACAAATCCTTTTTCTTCTTTAGCTGGTGCTTCTGGGTTAAGCTGAACAGCTCTCCAACAGTCAACAGTAGTATAGTGTCTTTCATTGTATTCTCTACTGCTTACATTAATGTAGAACTCATAAACTTCTCCTTCATTTATTTTTCTAACATGATCTACATTATCTCCTAGAAATACTAAGCATACTTCTGAATTATAGTTTCTGTTCTGATCTACTACAATTTCTTGTTTAGTAAAATCATTTCCTTTTTTGGTTTTAATAGTTTCAAGTTTTTTAATCTTAACTACTCTACCTCTTATTGTTGTTTTATCCATTGTTATTTATTTATTTAAAATTTGTAGGCTATTCCTACTGCTACAAAGAACCCCCCTGTAGCTATAGCAAATGTGTTGGGATTGTTATTAAACTTCTGCTTATGCCATAGTATGTTGGTAGTTCCAGCAGTCATTAAACTAAGTCCTCCTATTATTGCTAGTCTTTTCATAGTTGTTTATATTCTAAATGTTTTCTCATTGACATCTCTGCACCTACATTCATTCTTTCGTTTAAGTAGTTTCTGAAGAATGTCAATATCTTAGGTGGATTAAGTGATTCATACAATTCTCCATATTCACCAGATAATATTTTTCTAAATAATAACTGCAGATCAGATATTTTTAAACCAAAGAACTCATCAGCTATTAACTGAGCTGCAAATGTGATTTGACTTTCTGTCATTGGTCTACGCAGATTTAACATCTCATTTAATTCTACTAACCAAATTTTTATATATCCAGTAGTAAATGTTGCTCCCATTTCTTTTTTAATTCTTGCTATAGATGGAGCTTTAGTATTAAAGACTTCATCATAAGTTTTTACACTTTTACTACTGTTCAATAGCTTCTGCGGACTGTATGTCATTAAGAATTTTTCTTTTGAAACTATCCCTGTAAGTTGTTCCTGTTTTTGTATTGCCATAACTGTTTCCATTGTTTTGTGGTTTTTGGGGTTTAAATATTCCTTTATAGCCATTAGCCATAGAGTATTCTATTGCTTCAATAGCTTCATTTTCTGTTGTGTAATCTTTTGCTATTTGCTTTAGCAGAGCTTGTTCTGTTGCTAAAGACTTATACTTGAACCTGTGTTGGTCTTGTTTGTATTGTTTCCAGACATTAAAATATTTTTTAAAAGAATCAGTTTCAAAAGGATATACTAATTCTTCTTTTTCTTTTTTAACTTTTTTCTTTTTATTAATTACTGTTACTGTATCTTTAACTGTTACTGTATCTGTTACTGTTACTGTATCAGGTTTTCTGGGTTCGTCTGGGTTTTTCTGGGTTTTAAAATAACCCACTGGGTTTTTTGGTCTACCGCCTTTAGCACCATTTATTCTACTTCTTTCAGCTCTTTCTTCATACTTCTTTAAATCTCTTTTTAGTTGTAGCTTAATTGGGGTAAATACCAGATTAATAATAGGATCATCTGACTGTGGGTTTTCATCATTTACATATCTTAAAATATGTTTAAATAGTTCACCAGCTTTCAGATTATCTAACTGCTTTACAGTTTCAATTATGTCAGTATATAGCACAAAGGCTTTTTTATTTTCTGCCATTATCTTAAAAGTCTTTTGATGTAGTTTTTAATTTTACATAATGTGAAGTGATCACACTTTCTTAAGTCTTGATTGATAGATTCTATGTCTACTTCTTTTGGTTGCTCCTCTCCTTCTTCTGCAAAAAACTTGGATAAACACCTATCAGCTTTGTATCTAAACTCTGAATCTGTTTTGTATAAATCGCTGTATCTGTTACATGCTATAACTATAGTAGAATGATCTCTATTAATAAACTCACCAATCTCTTTAAAATTATTGTTAGTGTGTTCTCTTGCTATAAAAGAAAAAACTTTGACCGCATCTGCTACTTCAGTTCTATTTGATCTTTCTGTAACATCTACATTAGTTACTCTAAGAACTGATTCTAATATGGATTTTAGCTGCTGTTCTTTAATGTATTTTATTTCTGTTTTTTTTGCATTAATTAGTTGATCAATATCATTTAACAAAACTTCTTTTATTTGTGTGTTTTCTAAATTTGTGTACATTCTTAATTTTTTATGGGGAGCTTTAGCTGCTTGGTCATCTGCTCCCCTAGTTTATAATTTCTTTACTGTGATTGAATCCTTTCTAAATTTCCATTTTGGTACGGTTACCATCTCCCCATCATGAAGAATCATCTTCTCATCTACAAGCATGGTAGCACCTTTTTCAACTCCTATTAGTGCATGTTTCAGCACCTCTTTAAATCCTTTTAATTCTTTCTCTCTTTCTGCTACTTCTGGAACATTGGAGAAATCAATGTATCTTCCACCATTTCTTTTTTGTATTTGAAAACCATTATTTGTAAATGCTGAATTATCTGGAGAGTGCTGCTCACACTTGTCCATTGCTAGTGGTTCTACTTGTTTAATAGCATCATCTAATAACTTTCTTAATTCTTTAAGTGTGCAATAAGATTCTAATTCAGAACCTTCTTCAGCTTTTTCTAATAGATTACATACTAAATCTTCATGTCTTTCTATTGATTCTTGCCATTCGTTCATCTCTTTTTGAGCCAACCATTCTGTAGATATTTGTTCTTCATCTAATCGGTCTAAGTACTCGCCATATTGGTTATCTCTATACTGATCAAACTGTGCATCAGTTATGTCTTGGTATTGTCTTTTACTGTATGCCATAATCTTCTTTTATTTCGGTTAATGATTCTATACCTTGAGATTTCATTTTTTTATCTATCTCTGTTTTCTTATTAGATAATTGATTTAATTCTTTTAGCCATTGGCTTAATTTATCTTCCATGATTAATTTCTTTTAAAGGTTTCTGATTCATCTTCTCCAAATACTCCTAATTCATAAAAGCCTGTAAGTTTTAAGACTGCTCTGCTTAAAGCTCTTTTTTCAGCCATTTCCACAACATACCATGTGTTTGTGTTTCCATCCTTATAGCCTTCTCCTTTTAATGCAGAACCAAAAGTTTGTATAATTCTATCATCTCCATTGTCTGCATCTGCTTTAATTACAGCAAAGTGAGGTTCACATTTTATAACTTGATAGTCTATGTTAATTCCTTCTATTGCTTGTATTTTTTCAATGCCAGCTCTTGTTATAATTGTGTAGTGTTGATGCTTAAAGAAGTCATCTTTCTCTAAGTTGTACTTCTTGTACAAGGTGTTTAGTTTATCTCTTTTCATAGATATTTTTTTAATTGGTTAAGGGTGATTTTATATTGATAGCCATCAGCAGTAAATTCATACTTACCACTATGGATTCTGTTTAAAAAGGTTCTGTAATTGATCCTTAGCATCTTAGCTGCTTCCTGAGCAGTTAAGACTGTAGTCTTATCTTTTTCTTCTTGAAAGTATTCTGATATAGCTTCCTTAATTAATTCTTTAGTCATGTTTAGTGAGTTATTAATTGTGATTGTTCGACTTTAATAAAATTTTGCATAATTCTTATGCACCTATCTTGATGCTTTTCAGGCACTTGATAAAATCCAGACAGCCAATGATTCTTAACTGACAATGGATTCATATTAAAAGTTTGAGCTAAAAGCAGTATTAATTCCTTTTTATTACTAGCTTTACTGTATAAGTTTTGAATATTATTTTGGTACATTTTGGTTATAATTATGGTACAAATATATACATTATTATAACAATAACAACAATTTATACCAAAAAATATAACTTTTTACTTAATAACAGAAAAGAATTTGTTAATAATTAATCCAAAAATTTACCATTTGTTATAGGAATTCTTGTAACTTTTATGTAAATAAATACCCAAAATGCCCACAAATAATAGACTTCAAGGTCTAATTAATGCTTTAAACTTAAATCCAAGACAATTTGCAGTAGAGCTTGGCTATGAACAAGCTACTACAATCTATAATATTTTAAAAAGGCAATCTACACCATCAAGGTCAACACTTGATAAAATATGCAAGAGGTTTCCACAGGTTAATAGAGAGTGGTTATTGACTGGTCAAGGTTCAATGTTTAATACACCTACTGCATCATCAGATGATCTTACAGTAACAGCTAAACAAGTTATAGACCACATATCCAAGCTTATTCCAGATTTAGGTTTAATAGAAAAATTTGCACAAGAATTAAATCAACTTAAAAAAGAAAGTGCAGAAATTCATGAAAAGATTACTTCCATTGAATTTTTAGAAGCATTAAAACTTATTAAAGAAAAAAAGAAAGAAAGAAACGGAAACGGCAACGGAATACACTAAAAAAAAGTCCTTTTTTTATAATCTTTTTTTTAAATGTACTTATCATGTACTATGAACAAGTATATATTTTACTTATATTGTAACCAATATGAATGTACACCAGTTTGCAAAACTTATTAATGAATGTAGCGATTCTATGACTGAGGAAGAACTTGATGTATTGACTGATCAATGGCTTAAGGATTATGAGCTATATTTATTAAAAAAAGTAAAGAAATTTACAAAAACTAAAATATAGTTTCTACATAATCTTCTAGCACATTGGGGTTAAATTTTTTATACGTTTTTAAAGTCTTAGAATCTCTTATCCCACAAATTGCCATAATAACATGATCTGGCACATTAGCATTAGCAGCTAAGGTTATAAAAGTACGCCTAGCTGTATGTGAGCCAACCCTTTTATAGAATGGCTCTATGCTTTCTATTTTCCTATTTCCTATGTAAGTAGTTTTAGTAACTTCCTCTGTAAATCCCGCTATTCTACAAACTTCTTTAATATTCTGATTGAACTTCTGGTTGCTTACTTTTGGCAATCTCCACTCCCACTTATTTAATAATTTTTCTAATTTTTTAGAAATAGGGATATAACTTTTATAATCTGTTTTTTCTGCTCTTTTTTCAATTCTACCATTAATAACATCAGACTTTTTAAATACTGTGTAGTCTGAAAACCTTTGACCTGAATAAACTCCAATTAAAAACAAATCTCTGTATTTATTTAAAGTTTTATTTAATATTAAATTTTCTAAAGTTTTTACCTGTTCTTTACTTAAGTGAACATGATCTGCATCTCTTGTAGACACTGTTACTTGGTTGTAAGTTTCATCTAGTTTTATTCCAGAATACCTACACCACTTTAAAAAAGTCTTTAAATAACCTATGTTTCTATTTAAAGTAATGTCAGTCATATTATGCTTTAGTCTTAAAAAGTTGATAAAATCAATCATAAACTTTTTATTGATGTCAGTTAGTTTTGCATCCTTTTTGAAATAAATAATTTTATTTTTTAATGCGTTGTACTTATCAATAGTTCTATTTTGATATTTACCAAAACTTACTTTTTCTTCAATAAATGCGTCTAAATGGTCTAAAAGTGTTGTTTTTTTGATAAAAACATGCTTAAAACGTTCATTTAATCGTTTTTTTAATTCTGCTCTAGTTACTGGTTTATCTTCTAATTCTATATTATTTATAGATATATGCAATTCTTCTACATATCTATTTAATTGGCTAGTTATTTGTTTTAATTCAAAACCAGCAGCTCCAGCTTTAGCTTTAGGCATTCTACTTTCTTTGTTCCAGTTTTTCGGATCAATAGAAATACCAGTTGAATAAACAAAAGATTTTTTTTCAGCTTTTACATAATACCTTACTTTTATAGCAGATGTTTTTTTGTGTGGAGTGTCTAAATAAAAATACATTCGGTAAAGGATTCGGTAAAGTTTTTATGTATTTATTTTACATTGTTAGTGTAATCTTGGTACAATGATAGTAAAAATTAACCTGTAATTTTACTATAAAATACAAAAGTAAGTGAAATTAGTGTAAAAAGGTTATAGTCCCTTCCTCTCTGCAACTATTATCCATAACTGTTTTATTTACAGATAGTTATGGATTTTTTATTTTGATTCGGTAACCTATTCGGTAAAGTTTTACAGCTCCATCATACAGTTTATAGCTGTTTTACCACCAATGACTACACCACAACCAATAGCTTGTCTTTTAAAATTTTTTGCATAAGCAGCAGCATAAGATTTATGATCTACGCCAACCCCAGTTTGCATTGCAAAAACTTTATATTTTTTACCTACGAACCATTGCACATAAGCTTCAGTATGAGTATGACCACAAACAGATGACATCATATTATTCTTAGCTTTTGTTCTTGCTTGTCCACCTTCGCCATGTTCAAAAAGCACTTCATCATAAACTACAGATTCTACCCAATTCCAATTTGGAGTATTTAAAACTTCATTGTAGCTCTTTATCCATTGCTTTGGTATTCCGCCAGTAAATGCCTTTCTTGAAGCTAAACGATCATGATTACCAACTGTAACATCAGCAATAGGAAATTCTCTATACCATTTAGCAACATGTTTTTTTGCAAGTTCTAATTCATCACCAGCAGAAAGACCATTTGGATCAGACTCATGGTATGAATAAGCATGATTATCAATTATATCTCCTATAAATATTGTTTGATTACAATTGTATTTATGATAAGTTTCTAAACAAAAATCTAAATAATCTTCTCTTTCAAAAGGACAATGCAAATCCCCTATAACTAAAATACGTCTTTCAGTAGGTTTTGTTTTTTCTCTGTATTGGTAGATTATATTATATTCTTCTTCGGATAATCTGACTTTGGGTTTACCACTATCAGAATAGAGTTCACTATATTTTTTCATTCTTTGTTTTTGGCGATACTTCCAAAATAGTAACCCACTATACTCAAAACTATCCCTTCCACTATTCCAGTTGTATGAATCATTAATTCACTATTATGTTCTGGTACTGTAATAAATACTATTGCATAAATCAGAAATATAAAACTTCCTAACCCAATGATTCCTGTAACATTCATCATCCAGTCTTTAGAACCAGTTTTAAGTATTTCTACTTCTCTTTTTCTTGCTGAATCCCTATCTTCTACTTCTAGTTTATAGGTTTCTACAAGTTGTTCATGCAGCATTTGTTTAGTGGCTGGATCAATATTTTCATCTTTGTCAATTAAGTTCTTTACAATGCCTAAAGCTCCTTGATCAGGCAAGATTGAACCTACTACATCAAGAACTTGCGGTGCTACTCTTTTTAGAGTTTGACCTAGCTTTGTTTCTTTTAGCTTTTTCATCTTTTAAATAATTTTGTGCTTCTTCACTTCTTGGCTTATATCCTTTAGGCTGTAGACCTAATTCATAACCCCACCTTTCGGCTGGGAAACATGGACAAGATTTAAGCCACTCACTCTCCTCCACTTTTGAATCTCCATCTCTGTCAGGGCTTAAATCACGATGCCCAATAATTATTGCCTTTGGATATTTAGCTTTTAACTGCTTTATGATCTTAATTAAAAGTTCTTTTTGTCTTGGTGTTCTAGTGTCTTTAGCTTTACCATTTTCATCTAACCCCCCAACGTATGCAAGTGCTGCACTTGATTTATTATGTCCTTTTGCACTAGCTGGAATCCTGTGCAGAGGTCTACCAAATTCTATTTGCTGAAAACCTATTATATAGTGATAGCCAATGTCTGACCATCCTCTTGCCTTGTGCCATTTTCTAATTTCATCTGCTGTAATAGCATGACCTTCTCTAGTGGCTGTGCAATGAATGTGAATCTCTTTAATTTCTCTCATCTTTTTTTCTTCTAGTTTGAACTCTGCGTTTAGCATTAGTAATCAACTTCTCCTCCATTCTTGCAACCTTTACTAATAGTTGGGTATTTTCTTCAATAAGTGTTTGAATTTTCGTTTCTAACTGTTCTATTTTATCAGTTAAATTTTTAATCTGTTCTGCATATAGGTTGTCTTTTCTTTCGCCTTTTTGAGCAGAAATATCTATTTTCTTTTTCCAGATATTCCAAATTTCTTTTAATCCCAATGCGGAGATTAAACCTATTAATAATGTATGGTCATCCATTTCTATATTATTTACCTTGTCCACGATAGACTTTTTTATATCCTACTTGCCCTTTAGATGCGTTTTTACTATGCACACCTCTACGCCTTTTTCTTGGTTTATCAATTTTAGCTACTAAAGTTCTCATTCCTCAGGTAGTGGTTCACTCCAATCACTTCCAGCTAACATTGTCAATGCTTCTGTTTGCGTCATAACACTTCCTACAATAGGTAAAGTCCCATCACTAATAAAAGATGGTTCAACCCTGTAAGAAAGTAAGCACTGTGTATTAGCTAAATTTCTTCTTACTGATTGTGCAGAAGATTGATTTACCTGAGAAAAAAGCACTTTATCTGTATTGCTTAAATCTATTACTATGTATTTTCTATCACTCATTTTTATTTATTTAATATTATTAACTTCACGCTGGTGTGTCATCGGTTCTATCCAAAACGTCCATGTTGACCGATAGAGAGTTTGCTGTGCTATAAGGTGCATCTCCTACAACTTCATCACCACCCATGCCAGAGCTTGTTCCATTGGCATAGCTTCCAACTCCATCTACTATATCATCCTCAGTCATATTTGCAGATGTTCCATTGTTTGTTCCCTTTTCATCAAGTACAGTCCAGTTAGTATTAAAAGAACTATTACTTCCTAACTGCCACCAGTTCGTTAAGTTTGAATATGCGCTATGGTTGTTTAGGTTAGATGGTACACCCTCATTATAGATTTCTGTTACTTGTGCTGCTGATAAATTTGTATTCCATACAGAACAGTTTGAAAGTTTACCTAACCAATAAAAATGTGCAAAACCAATATATTTGAAATTTGTAGCACTTGCTGTATTTACTCTTGAATCACTTAAATATCCATCAGTATAAGTATTTAAAGTTGTAGTACTGTTATCGTATGAAAATACGACATTATGCCATTTTCCATCATTTATAGCTGGTGTAACATTAAAATAATTATTTGTAGTGTCATCTGGGTACATCATTAAACCCCCAGAAGATGACGTTTGTGGTGAATATTGTAATAAACCATTTGAGCCACCAAAAGCACTTCTACTTGCATAAATCCAAGTCCAATTAACCCAAATACTAATAGACCAATTACTTGCTAAATTTATAGTTCCTACATCAATTCTTTGACTACTTGCAGAATCAAAATCGAAAGCATAAGGAGAATAACCACTTGTAAAACTTAAATCACTTTGTACTAAATTGGCTTGTGTCATTCCTGAGCTTGTGCCATCGTTTGAGTTTGTACTGTCATCAGGTATAGTCCAAGTTGTTGTTGATGAATCATAAGTAGCAGAAGCATCTAATTTCCACCAACCTTGTAAAGAAGTAAATCC